CGGGTGTGAACCGAGGAGCGTGCTTGAGCCCACTTGGGTAATTAGTACCCATGTAGACTCCGACACGGCCGGCCAGAAAAGGTCTGACCTCCTTGGTATCTGCCCCACGCGCGTTGTAATACGCGTCCGTCTAACTAGTAGCCAGACGGGCCCACCCCGAGTTTGATGTCGACGACTCGGGGACGTCCGGAACGACGCAAGTGGTCAGATGAAGTGGCTACTACATCTGACTTCCTCGACTCCATAAGAGTCAAGCACTTGCGCAAGGCAGGCCAGTCAGCGATCTCATTCTTAGGGATCACTGGCCGAATCATCCATCCCTTAACCACAGAGATGGAATGAATTACTTTTGCATCTGGTGAATTAGAAGCAAAAGTATGCCTGCCAAGTACAGGAGACGACTCCCCAACAACCGGATAGCGACCGAGAACTCGGTGCATTCGATTGTCAAGGAAATCAACCGCCCGCTCATAACCAGCTTGAAACAGTTGGTTTCTGAGTGAGACAGTTGATACAACCTCCTGTACGTTCCTCCGTGATGAGGGAATAAATCGACGGACACGGACCAATGAGACGTCCGTTCCATCAAAATACTCCTTCCCGCAACTCTCCCGGAACGAACCGTTCCAGAATGACTTGCGGCTGTTAACCTTAAGTCCAAAGGACTCAAGGCTAAGGATCACGGAATGCACATGTTCTTTGGGGACAATGATGTCGTCTCCAAAGACACGCACCCTTCCAAGGTATGATTTAACATCATCCTTGGACAACTCGTGTCCTAGGTCCTGCTCAATCCCTAGGAAGATTGCCACAAGAAACATGGCAGCCTCCATGGGAAAACACAGGGCCGAACCCATAGACGCGAACTTCGATAGCTCTATAACAGAGCCGTCGGGTAGGCGAGCATGTGTGCTTCTACAGGCCATCACCGCATCATGTAGATGACGGTGGCGGCGCAATAGATGCGACACAGACTCACATGAAACACGATCGGATGCTTCACTCAAATCGAGTGTTGCAAGATCACCTTTCGATGATCCCTGACGTGCCAAACGCTGGTTAGGCGCTTGATCGTCTAGGCCGATAAACGATCGAAGAGTAGAAGACTCTTCGATCGCTTCCTGAAACAACCGGAGGATAGCCTGCTGCGAGTACATCATTGCAGTAGGCTCCACCGCGATGATTCGGGGTGTTTTCATCGTCTTAGGAACAGAGATGACCTTAACGGGCAACTCTCTTCCAGGTTCAAGGAAGTCGACCTGCTCCAACTGCTCCCAAAAGGACCAGTTAGGTAGAACCATCTCCCCGTAAGGGAAGTATGGTTCAAGGCGCATGGGCCACGTAGTCTGGTGAAACTTCTGATTACCATACTTGGAATCAGCAGTTGCACCGGGTCCATGCTTTGGGACTAAATTTCCGTCATAGACATGTTTGTCTATGGCAGCAAAAGCAGTCCCAAACAAAAGAGTACTAAGGCGATCAAAACTATCAAAGTTTTGCCTCCCTTCGTTCTCTTTGACTTCCTGTTCACATTGGACATACTCAGCAAAAGCCTTGCTCTCTCGAGCAGGGCTGCAGTCATGCAATAGCTTGCCAAACATCAGCGTTAGCTGACGCACGGCTCGTATCGCATGAACGTCTGGCATGTCCAATAGGACACCAGTCCTACGGTCGAAGATGAGACAAGTGAAACCCGACAGAAATGCCGGGAGACACCCGTTTTTCTTAAAGGACAGAAAAACGGCGTTGTCCACATACCCTTGCTCAAGACAGAATTCAAAGTCTTTTGCAAAGGTAGGGAGAGTTATCGTGAGAAACGATAACCCTTCTGTCTTCGACCGATCCTCGACTGTTTTACAGTCGCGGTGGGCGCTAGTGCGACACCACGTGGCCGAGTCCTCAGCCACGCGTTTCCAGAGTACAATTAGGCTTTTCATGCAGCCTCCTGATAGAGGTTGACATCCTAAGCCGATGAGCACTCCTGACCAACTGATGCAGAGGATGGTGGTTTCTCTACACCATTAGATCATGAAGAATTGGGCTAGCTTTCGCCGCCCAAGAGCTTCTTGATCAGTGCATCAGTTGACGCACTCCACATGGTCTTAAGACCATTGAAGAGCGCCAGCTGGTCCGTTGCGGAGAACTGCCCCGCATTCGGGACGTCGAACACCACGTACGCAGACATGCTGCGCGGTGCCGTCGTACCGGACACGAGTGTAGAACCCGCATTGTCGCTGTAATCACAGCGAAGGACCCGACGGTTCCGCCTCCCGTACTGATGGGAAGCGGTAACCTTCAGGAGTGAGCCTGCGTTGACGGTGAGAGGTCCGGCCTGGTAAACCGAAACCGCGCCCTGTTGTGAAACACGGGGCAGGGAGACGGCACCAGCGTCGAAACTCGCGCCAGGCGTCAGACTCAGGGGATCTGTGAACATCGACGTACTCCTTGTGCGTTGGTGTGACAGTGAACCATCATCTTGCTACCCTGGTAATGCCGAGGGCAGCCACTATGGCTTGCTGGATGGTCGACAATCCATCCCAGCTAACGCCAAAACCAAAGGGGTTCGCCTGTATCCTCTTCTTCGTTGTTCTACGAAGAATAACAGGGGATATAGCTGGATATGGTGCGGGTATACCACTCGCAACATCGGATTTCGCAGTTAGCGAAACCCTTTTACCAGCGGTAAGGATATCTGTGGTGGTGGTTTTCTCCATCACGTATCCATACCGGAGAACCGTGCCATAATTGACCTTCGACTGCAGATTCTTAAGTACAGAACCTGTATTGAAGATCCAATCAGTGGCCCAGCTCCAGGGCGTGAGAGCCCAAAGCGTACTAATATCTGGAGAAGCTCCGAAGAGCTGCTCCATGAGCTCGAACCTATCCTTCTTACTTTGGGTGTCGTAGCCCAAAGGGAGGTGATAGGTGAAAGCTCCACTGAACCAAATTTCTCGTTCAGTGATACGAGTACGTAGGGTCTCAAACGCTGGATGACTGATACCGTATGACGGAGAGAACTCGTTGCCTGCTACTCCAGTGGTAGGATCGAACCCGCTATCAGTACGCGGAGTTCTGATCGTTCCAGCTGGAGAAAACGTAGTAGGCAACACGTCTTCGGTAACAGTCCTTTCCTTGGGAAAGGTAAAACCACGGCGAACTACTCCACCCGCATCACGTTCGAATTGGGTGAGTAGACGATCGATTTTATGGACGCCTTTAAGAAAGTCGCCCATATCACCGAGTGTAGGTTTGATGCCGAA